TGATTATATATTTATAATAAGTGCAAAGTCGATTTCTTATTATAAATTAAAAACTCTAATAGAAAACAAATATAAATAGATTTTTATAATATATAAAATATGATGATAAAAAAGAATAAATATAGTATTCAAATCTTGCATCATATTAATTGTACTATTTAATGGTATATTATCAATATTCTTCACCAAAGTTAAGTAAGCATCATTTTTCATTTGTTTTTGTTGTTTCAAATAATGAAATACATCTGAGGGTTCCAAATCAATATTATATTTCAACAATGATAGTAAAGTATAACGCTTTTTTTGATTAACTGAATTCTTTTTTATTATTTTTATAATTTCTTCTTTAGTAATTAAATTTTCTCTAGATAGTTCTAGTATGTCTTGTTTTATACTTTCAACGTTATTATTTTTATCAACATAAATACTACATATTTTTATATCACATACAACCTCATTATAAAATTGTTTATAATTATTATCAAGTGACTCAAATTCTTGGATCCAACGAGTATCCAAGTTAACATCACTTATATCATTATTTTCTTCAAAAAATATATCATTCATATTATAATATCTAATCAATATAATATAAATTTTTAAACTTATTAATAGTCATATTCATCTTCATCAGTAAAAATGTTATCTTGTATCAAATTTTCATCTTCACTATGTTCATCATAAGATATATCGTCATCTTTACTAACCATTTCATACATTTTCTCATAACATTCTGCTCCGTATAACTCAATATACCATGTTTTATAATTTTCCCAATTTTGTATCATTTCCGATATTACTTTTACTGCCTTTTTATTATACTCTGTTTTATTTAAAGAGTCTACATCTTGTTCTTCATTATGTTTTGATGTTTCAGAAATCTTTCCATTTACTACCTTTTTCACTTTTCGGTCATTATCCATACTAATATACAACCAACTCGGCAAGTATACATTTTTTTTTTCTTCCTCTTTTTCTACAAGAAACATGTCTATATAATTTTTTTTTTCTTCTTTAGTTTCATTTTCTGTTGCGTTAGAAACCGTGGATAAAGACGGAAACTCTGTTATGTTATCAACTTGTATTTTTTTTTCTATTTTTGAAAAGGTATTTTCTTTTTGAAGTCTTCTCATATTGACTATGGTATAGTTTTGTTATCTTGTCTAAGTAATGTTACTAAGTAGTTATAGTTATAAAACAGTTATTTTTAAGTTGCTTTGTTATTATGTTGTTTGTTATAATAAAGTTGCTTATAAATAATTTAAAGACATATTCATTATACTATTTGTCTCCTAACAGCAATATATGACTAGTATATAACCCTACTTTTTTAAAAGTATAAAAACATACTTTTTTTGTAAAAACAAAAAAATCTATAGGAGACAGCATAATATTTATATATATTATATATATAAAAATGTCATTATTTAATAATGATGATAATTCTTCTAACGAAGACTTTATTATGAAAAAGGCGTGTCATCTAGCAAATGAAAATGTTTTACTAGGTGGTGGACCTTTTGGGTGCATTATCACAGATAATAATGATTTTATTATAAGTGAAGGAACGAATCAAGTTACTTTAAAAAATGACCCAACATTACACGCTGAAATCGTTGCGATTAGAAATGCGTGTAAAAAATTAAATACGTTTAACCTATCTGGTTATACGTTATATACAAGTTGCGAACCGTGCCCAATGTGTTTATCGGCAATATACTGGGCTAGAATAAACAAAGTATTCTATGGGAATACTCGGGAAGATGCAAAAGCGATTGGTTTTGATGATGATTTTATATATGAAGAAGTCAAAAAAAAACTACATGAACGTAAACTTCAAATGGTGCAGTTGTGTAAAGACACTGCGATAAAAAGTTTCAAATTATGGTGCGAAAAAGAAAACAAAATAAAGTATTAAAGTCGTGTGGTGCCGATTTTAGTATTTACTTTAGACCAAGTGGTGCTGGTTTAAATTATTTAATGTTGAAACTTTAAATAATTTAAAAACTTTTAATGGTAAATTATTAATGTTTTTCAATAAAAAATATTTTTATAAATTTATTGATAAATTCAAAAGTAACATACCAATAGTTAACTTTGCAATCTCGTCTACTAGTTTATACCTTCAGTGTAACTATTTATTTTTAGATAATAAAAATAAAAAAGATAACCTATATATATGACAAAACCACTTCACTCTTTTTTGTACTATCTTTTAATGTTTATCATTTTTTATATTCTAGTAGCGCCACTTATAATATATGAATTTAATAGACAAAACAAACTTGTTGAAGGATTTAATAGTGGGTTATCATTTACTGGTTCTTTTTTTATTGTATTTGCAGTTGTATCTCTTCTATGTATATTAGTTTTTTATTTATTTAAATCTTTATTCAAAGACTAACAACCAATCATGAAATCTATATATCATCTATATTGACTTCATCTTCGTCGGCATCTGTTGCTGTGTTTAACATATTTATTTTCTTTGCGTTACTACCAGTTATATCCATTTCCATCAGTTTTATGTATTCGTCTTCTTTTTCGTCTGTAAATACAATTGACTCGTCTTCCTTGGTAAATGTGTTGGCGTAGTCATTTGAAATAAATATTTTCCAATTTATTCCTTGAACTTGAAGTTTTAATCGTTCTTTGTCTTGGTCCGAGTATACGTCCAATAAGTCACAGTTGTCCAATTTTCCCTCTGCTTTCTCTGATTCATAGTCTCGGATTCCAACTAAAACCCACTTACCATTAGTTATCATATTATCGCGTTTTCCACGACCTCTGAATTTACCACGAATATGACAAAGACGTGTTTTTTCATCGTGACACAATACATGACACATTCCATTTCCGAGATATTTTACTACTTGTGCATATAATTCACCATCTTCTATCGCAAAACGTGTTTTAGCAAGTTGTTTTGTATTTGCCGGTGTATTAAATTTACGTGCTTGACTTTTATGTCCGCTTCCTCCTTTTGTGTTTTTAACCATTTTGCTGTTTTTATTGTGTGTGTTTTCCAAATTACTTATTTTTCAAATCAATTTTTTTATTTATTTGTTTTTCTTATTGTTCTTCTCATCCGTCTTTTTTTTCGTTTCGTATTTTTTACTTTTTTTACCTTTTTCAATCCATTTCCACCAAGTGGACTGGTAAGCGCTTTGTAAACGTTGCTATAGTAATTCAACTCATTATTTCTCTTCCACCATTCCATATATAGAGTACTATGATTTTCCTCGATTCCTCCCAATAATTCACTGAATATTTGTGTAGGTTTAGTATCTGGTCTACTCCACATTGAATAAAAATATCTTGCCATCATATCCCGATCATTATCTGGATCTTTCAAATCTTCTGGAAATTTATCATTCGTCAGTATGAATCTTGTGTATATTTCCATCAACTCGGGGCGTGTTTTACTCAAGTACAACTTATCTACATTTTCTTTCATAGACTGCATTGCATTCAAAGAATTCGGTATATTCTGGGGACTGGGTCTTTTATATAATTTCGTATTATTACCAACGTTGAATTTACTCGCTAAAACAGACGAACTTGAATTAGTAGGAATAATCCTAGCAGTTGGTATTTCTTCTTCTTGTGGGTTTTTTGCAGTTGTAGTTATAATTTTACTTGGAAGAAAATTCATTTATATTTTATAAATTTATTTATATATATATATAATGAAAATAAATAGAAAGTCAAGAAATAAAAGAAAATCTTGTTCAAAAACTAACACCTTTAATAAAAAATTGAAATTTTTTCTTTGATTTTCAGAAAGTCAAACAAAAACTACTGCAAATATGAAGACTCAAGAAGTACTAATCAACAAAATTGGAGAGATTATTTTATATAAAATAGGCACAAATGCACAAGAAAATTGGGATTTGATCGATGAATCCAGTGAAGATGACTTGTGGTTTCACGTAGATGGATTGCCATCTTGTCACGTAGTCACTAGTCTTCCCAATCCAGAAAAATATAATCGTAACGAACTTGCATATATCGCCAAACAAGGCGCAGTTTTATGCAAACAATATTCCAAGTATGCGTCTCAGAAAAAATTACCAATTATTTACTTAAAAATCAAAGACATTAAAAAAACCGACATTGTGGGTAGTGTTACAACCAACCAAAACGCCAAGTTAATTTATATTTAAAATGAGAGAGGGAGGCGTCTTTAAGTTCAAAACTTAGGAATATATATTCCACGTTTTCCAAAGGTTTCATAAAAATTTTGCCAAGTTTTCGTAGTATTTAATGGTTGAATACTTTTTTCTTGAGTTTCTCTCGTTTGTTCGTCTGGTTCATAACCGAATTGTCCGTAAAATTCTTGCATTAAGTCATCGTCTGGGTCTTCTTGGAATTCAACGATTTGGCGTTCATGATTCAATTTTCCGCCGTATTTTTGGATTCTTTCCAACCAAATAGGAGAGAAAGATGCATAGTATAACCAGTTATAGTAGTAACCCAGAGTGATGAACTGTTCTCTCTTTACTCCTAACAAGGAAAGGTAATTACTGGAATCAATTTGATAAACATATGCGCGAGGTAGAATTTTATAAGGCGGTAACTCTTTAGTTGAAATGATAGTCTCGTATTTTTTAAGCGCGTCTAACTCATCAACATTTAAGTTGAGAATGAAATTTTTACCCATTTTTACCTTTTGAATTTGATAGTAAAGAGAGAAAGTTAGGGATAATACGATTTTTTGCGGCGTCACATTTTTTTTCGTTTTTTTGTATATTTCTTCAAATTTTTGCATTTCTTCTGACTTTTTTATGTTTTTATCTGTTTTTTCAAAATATTCAACGACTTTTTCCATAAGGGTTTTCAGTTTGTTTTCTGGGGTTTGCAAGATATATTTAGATAATTCTTCGTAGTTTCTCTCATTCAAGAGAGAAGTTAAAGTCATTTTGGTTGTAAATTTATCGTTTTCTTTTGATTTTTGTATCAAAAGGAAGATATCTAGCGAATAAGGACGGATTAAGAAGTTGTTGATGATGAGAGAAATGATCTCTCTTTTTTCTTCGGACTTTTTACTTTTTTCTAGTTTTGCTTGATTTTCTCTCAAAAATGTTGAAAATGTTGGGTTTAATGCGCAATAACAATCAAAATAGATGTTCCATACTAACTCTAGCAACTCTTTTACAAAACCAGAATAATAGAGTTCGTACGCCCAAAATAAAGATTTTTCTTCATTTCTCTCTAATAATGAAGTGAAAAGTGCGATTTTTACCTCGTTTTTAATATATAAATAACGAGTAAATACAACGGAAGGTTCGTAATTTAAGGTTGACGACATTTTTGCGATAGTTGATGATTTTATTATAAATTAAGTATTTCTATTTAATTTGTTTCAATTTTTTTCATTTTTTATATATTTTAACAAAAACTATATAGTTTTTATATTTTTCTTGAGTTACTATATAAATGGGAGAGAGTTGGATTAAATTAGTTCAAAGAGTGTTCAAAGAAAACCGTGCAAAGAATCCAGATTATAAATACAAACAAGCAATGGTTGATGCTAAAAAAATATATTCTGGAAATAGTAGTGGCGTTTCATCTTCAAAGAAATCGTCTAAAAAATCATCTGCAAAAGATGACACCAGTAGTGAAGAAATGTCATCTTCCTCTACTAGTGATGAATCTTCGTCTCCAGTTTCATCATCTTCTTCATCATCACCTAGAAAATCTAGAAAACATCACCGAAAATCACGTCGCCATCATCACAACAAAACCAAAAAACACAACCGTCACGGAAAAAAATGTCATTGCCACAAATGTGAGACTAAATATGGAGGTTAAATAGTATCAAAATTTGTTGTTGAATTTGATACTATTATAAAATAACGATTTTTATAAGTTTTTTTTATCTTTTTTTCCAAAACTTTGGCATCTTTTTCAACCCCTTCTTCTTCAAAAAGTCGTGTAACTTCTTCTTTTAGTAATTCAATATTCGTATCACAAAAATCTACGAATCCTTCCGAAGGTTTATATTCTTTTTTTATTATGTTTGTTATAATATGTTCATCCATTGCATCTAATAGTTCTTTATTTACTGCTATATAGTTTGAACGTTGAACTGGTTCTTTTTTCACAGTTCCTTTTTTTCTGAAGTAATAACGAGCACTCTTGAACATTTTATCTATAATATCACCTTGATAATTTAATGACGTTAAACGATTTACTTCACTATTTACTAGATCAGAGTTACTTTCTATCCATATCTCCCACGCTTCTTTGAAGTCTTTTCTATCATCATATTGGTGAATTTTTGAAAACTGATAAATTTCATTCATAAATTCTTGTGTAAATTTGTATCTGTAAATATTTATATTTTCTTGGTTTATACTTGATGTATTACCAAATGTATTATTTCTGGACTTTTCATCTGAATCTCTCGCATCATTTCCGCAGTGTCTTGTTCCAAATTCATCATCAAGGGTTCCATTATTATTAGAAGTAAAATTACTATTGTGGTTGATATCAAGGTAAGTAGTGCTTCCATTTTGCATTATCCGGGTTATTTATAACTGGTTTGTTTGTTGTTGTTTTGAAATACTTAACTTATAAAAATTAGTTTCAATTTTTTTTATAATTATGATTTTATTTAAAAATTGAAAGAAACTATTTAATAATATTTTTGTTAATATTATTAAAATGTTACCAGTTTCCCAAGAATTAGAAATGACTCTTAAAGAATTTGACTCTTCAGATTTAATGAATCAAGTTTGCAAGTATAATGAAGAATTACAACAAAATATTGTGTCATACCTTAAAACCTTCGGTCTTGTTGAAAAAAAAGCATTCCTTATAGCAAAAAAACACTTGGGTACTTCATTTCATATTCTTAAAAGCACTGGATACCAAGAATGGAAAAAAAAATTGACAACATAGTAAATATTTATCTATACGAACGGGTTTTTCTTTTTCTTGTTTGTTTTTTTAAACGTCTTCTTACCTTATTTGTTTTATTAAATTTATTAATA